CCAGAGATATTTACATCTTGATATATATAACTTAAATCACTACCGACCTCATCACTTATCGTATCAGCGCCGGATGGTGGGTTTAGATAGTCTTGATAATAAGCGTAAGAATAATAAGGTACAACATCAGTATTTGATGTTACAAGTGTATCTTCCCCCTCTTTTACCCAATCTGAATTAGAAAAGTCTTCCGAATATAAAAATCTATTTTGAAATGCACCGTTATTCCAATAAGTATTTGGAGCATTCAAGTTTGTAACGCTATTACCAACTATATAATAAGATCCATCAGTTGCTGATACAATTTTACCGCAATTTGAGTCTGCCGCTGTTCCAGCCTTGCTGCTCTTTTTCCATTCAGAGTCTACCGAGCCTATATTATAAGAACTAAATAATCTTAATCCTAATGGATATAAAACATTATTATATCTTGATCTTATACCTCCCGGAGTATAAGATCTACTTGAAAGTAATACTGAATTTCCATCGTCAATTGATAATGCTGAATTTAATCTAAAATCAGACTCGACTCCAGTTACGTAAGAACCCTCATCATCTAATATGGAAAATTTTCTTGAAGTTACTACGCCCAAATACCCAGAATATAAATTGACAATTGCCGATATTTGGTCATTTGAAAATAGTTTTCCTAAATTAGCTTCATTTGTCGAAAACGTTTCATCAATTGTGCCGGAAATTTTATTTATTTTAAATATAGAATGAGAGCTATTTCCATCTACTGTAGTCTTTTGAGATGGAGATGAAGAGGCTACATAAATATAATCTTGATCATAATTATCATTTATTACATGAGTAAATGGAGTTAAAAATGAACAAGAATTATTAAAAAGCTCGTCGTAAGTTCCGTCTTTATTTATTTTAGCTATACCAGCTGTTTTGACATTGTTATAATATGTAAAATCACCTACTACAAATATTTTTTCATTTGAATCAAGTAGTATATCTCTTACTTCTCCATCAAATCCGCCAGCCTCTATATACTTTAGTCTTCTTAATTCTGACACTACATCGACTTTAGGCTCATAACCAAATCCGCGATAATCATCTAGCGTTCCATGATATGTAAAATTTTCTTTTTCAATAGAAGAGCCATTTGATAATTTAATTTTATTATCATCTATTGAAACGTATGGGGTAGATCCAAATGTGCCAGTGTAATTACTCGTAATAGATTTAATTGTTCCATTGCTGTCAAGCGTTGGAGTAGAATTTATTTTAAACTGATTTTCTGGACCGGTCCCTATATACAGAATCAAATTAGATGAATACCCACGACCCCCATCTAAAACGACAAATTCCTTTATCGTTCCACCTGTATTTAATATAGCTGATATTTTAGCCCCACCAAAATTAAAATCTGTATTTATTAATTTATCAGAACCAGAAGAATTTTTTCCATAATTTGCGCATGTATCAAAATTTTTATCTTCTGGAGAAATCTCTTTAAATGGCGAATATCCAACTATATTCGTAGCCTTTACTTCTAAATATTGATCAGCTGTAATTGAATTTTGAGTTGGTACATGAATCAATCTAAATTTAGACTTACCTCTAATTGAAATTGTTAAATTATTTACTACGGTAGATTGTGCTACTGGTAAAAAGCCATAAGTATCACAGCGCTCATCTGAAGTAGTTCTACAATTGTTAGAGGCGAATCTTTCTTCCGCATTGAAGTTATTTAAAATTAAACTATAAAAGTTACCGCTAACAGCTGTTGGCTCTTGTATCTCCAACCTCCATTCTGAGGCTGGGTCCGCAACTCCATTTGAAAAAGTTTGGGATGATTCGTTATAAATTAGCGTATTATCGGCTGGCGCATTAGGAAAACTTGTAGCTCCATTAACCAATCTATAATTTTTCTTATCTACATATCCGCTAATATTTAATGTAAGATAATAGACTTCATTTTCATCGCCTCCAGCTTGAAATAGCTCACTTGATTTAATAGAGGACATTCTAGACCCATCTCCAATTGAGTACAAAGAAATTTTTCCACCAAGAAAGGATTGAGCAGCGGACTCATTGGAGGTTATGTCAGATAACCTATCAACTATAAATTTATCATTAATCGAAAAGAACCCAGTAACTTCCGACCTTGAGTAACCAAGCGAATCGACACTCAAAGAGCTGTGACTGAATGAACTGCCGCTATGACTATGGTTAATTGTTACATATCCAGTAGGATTTGTTCTTGGATAGTAGTTCGCGTCAACCCATCCAGTTCCCTCACTTGAGCTATCCCCAGTCCCGGCCAGAATTCCGGTTTGCGAGCTTGTAACATATCCGCTTGGATTGCTTCTTGGATAATAATTTGAATCAATCCATCCAGTATACTCGCCAGTTCCATCCCCAGTTCCTGCTAAAATACCAGTTTGAGAAGATACTATAAATCTACTTGGATTTCCAATTAATGGGTAGGAATAAGACTCTAAAGCCCCAGTTACTTCTCCAGTCGTGGTATAACTGTCTGGATTTGAAGCTAAGTAAAAATGCGACTCTGCATATCCAGAATAGCCAGTATCTAAAAAATCACCTGTTTGGCTAGTTTTTACTAACGTAGCCGCTTCAGATGGTTCTATCTGCTTTAATCTAATATAATTTCTAGACATACCTTATACCTATTGTTTTTACACTATTTATATTAGAATTGGCATAAAAGTTTCATCAATTGATTCTTCTTCGATGGAATTTATTTCAAAATAAAGTTTTACCCCCCAATTTGCCAACATTAAACTGGTATAATTATCTTTTCTCGCACGGTTCGCGCTAGTCGAGCGCTTTAAATGCTGTGGTAAATCAAAGCTTTGTGTTCCCTTTGCGGTAGTTTTTACTTCAATAAGGGTACACTGCTTTTTTGTATCATAAATCATATCGTCCTGAGCTTCAATAAAATCAAGCTGATTTTCGAACGGGGTAAGTTCAATTTCTACATTTTTAATCATAGCCTGATCAAAAACAGAACCATTTGAACTAGTTCTTGAAGCGAACCATATTTTCTTATAATCTATACATGCTTGAAGGTATTCATTAGCATTTCTAAGAAATGTAGTTGTAAATAATTGCTTGAATACTATCTTCTTATCAAGATAATTATAAGATCTTTTAACTTCTCTTAATTCTCTTTCTTTATCAGTTCCATCTTTATCAGCATCAAAATCAAAAAACTTTAAATGTAAATTGTTTGAAGTAAACAAATCACTTTCATTACAAGAATCTATGAATTGAAAACCTGCATTATCAATACATATCATTACTATGTTGAAATTTTTTAATAAATAAAATAAATAATTGATATGATTTTTAAGATCGCCACCGGCTACCGCATAAGTATTTACAAGCGTAGCGGTTTTAGATTCTTTATCGACCTCGACTAACGACATCGCAAAATAGTCAGAAGACGGTGAATTTGAGAATGATGGGTCGATCCCCAATATATATTCGCACTGTTTTTCGCCAAAAATTCTAGTTGTAGGCTCTTGACCATCTTGGACAGTACATTCATACATCTTTTTAGCGCTAAAGTAGCTGTCGCTACCATCTGTGAATTGGGCGCAATATTCTCTTAAAAATGATGAATGACTTTGACCGCCAGATTTAGCTTCCTCAATGACTGTTTTATCAATCATATGCTCGGGCATTGCCTCATAAGACATTTGAAAAATAAAATAAGATGGATCAATTCCTTTATCTGAATAAATATTTCCCATCCACTCTTGATAAGTTTTATATAAATTTTCAAAAGTATAAGATGCAGATGAAAGAGCTATCATCTTAGAGTTGTTTTCAAAATTCATCCTATCGGCTTCTGTCATTTTACCCTGTTGAATTAGTCTATCTTCAATTTGACGTATCTTTATACGCTCCGCCATGTTTTGCGGGGCGACCAAGAATGGCATCAATACAGTTTTAATTAATTCTTCTGGCAAAAGCAAAAACTCATCAAGAACTAGGATATTAGCTCGGAAACCACGAATCTTTTCGCCGTTTAGAGGAATTGCGGTTATTGATCCACCATTTATCTGCCATTCGTATTGGTCGTTTCTTTTAGCTTTTATTCCAAATGCTTGAGCTAATAATGCTGCATTTTTTGAATCTACTGTTTTTTCAATATAATTAAATATAAATCTTGCAGTTCTAAATGTCGGTCCAGCCACAAGAATTTTTGTTCCCGGCTCAAAAATACATTGAAGAATACAATAAATCGCGGCTATAAATGTTTTGCCACATCCGCGTCCGAACACCAACATACTAAAATTTCTATTCAACATTCCTTTGAGAGCTATCTCTTGAAATGGTGAAAGCTTTATCCCCATCAATAATTCGACGGTAAAAGATAAATTATTTCTTAAAAATTTTATTAAAGTTAGTTTCGCTTCTTTATCGTCAAGCTCACCTTTTAGATTAAGATATTCTTGATTTAAATTAGCTAGATTTTTATTATATTTTTCTGGCGCGTACCACATTAAATTCTTCCCATGTCATAAAATAATTGAAGATCAATATTTTTGCATGTACCTTTACATGTTAATATTTTTTCTATTACCCTTGAGCTTTCCTCTCTAGATTCTACAAAAAGAAATTGAATATTTTCATATTTTTGCATCAATTCGCGAACCCTATGGAATATGAATTCGGGAGTAGCTTTAATTTTTGAAAAGGCTGCAAATTTGTCAAAATTCATTGCATTTTTAAAAGATGATTCTACCACTACAACTAGATAACCATTGGCAGCAACAGCCCTTTCTATCTCATTAGTAAATCTCTCATATCCGCCCGAAATAGTTCCAATGAAATCGTTCAATGACTTTCTTTCAACATATACGTTTTGGCATATTTCTTGATTATTTAAAGTATAATCGCCAAACTCAAGTTTACCAACTTCGATATTAAATTTCGAAAATTTTAAAGGTTTTTGTTCGCGGCTATCTACGATAACCATATTTTCTGGATTTTTAAATCCATATCCATATTTAAATTCATCAAAGCTATTTAATCTGACTTTCAGCCCAACACTTTCGCAAATTCCATAATAGTCATAGCTTTTACTTAAAAAATAACTTATCGGCGGAAAGTTTATGCTTTTAGCCTCGACTTGACTCAATGAATATTTTAAATTTTTTTCATTGATTCTTCTTTTTAGTAAACTTGTACAGTAATTTAAAGCTGCGACCCTGCTTTGACCATCAAGCCAATTTTTAAAATTCTTTTTATTATTAAAATCGTTTGAGAAGTAAAAATCCCTGCTTTTATAAGCGATAAAAGAATTATCGTACAAATCGCGTTTGGGATAGAATTTTTGGTAATAATCCACCTGTCTCAAATCATGACTGCGAATATGCAGATGCAAGCCCTTGAGTTCTTCAAATTCTTGACCGCATTCTTTACAAATTAAATATTCTTCTTTAACCATTTATTGCTTCCTCATTAGTAAGACCCATTATCTTACATTTAATATCTTCCATAGTTGTAAGTCTGTCAACTTCGTTTTTTAGTGCAGCTTTTTGCATTTCTGCTAGCTTAAGCAATTTTAATCTTTCGTCTTCATTTTTCCAAAGTTGTACTAAATTTAATATAGAAGCATTTTCTTGAATTTGTTTTTTTAATTTATCGCTTCGCTTTTCTTTAAGATCATTCAATAATTTTTGCTGCCGACTTACGCATTGATTATATTCTGTCTGGGCGGTATTGATTGATTCTACCAAACTCATTGAAATCCTAGCCCCTTCTGGATTATCTGCGGCTTCGTCCAATAGTCTTTGCAGTCTTTCA